AAAAAAAGAATGTCGCCTGAGTTATTTGCACAGGAATATCTCTGCTCATTCCAAAGAGGTCAAGACGGAGCGGTATTTGGCAAGTGCCTTATCAATCTTAAACAAGCAAATCAGATTACCAATGTTTCATATGAGCCTGGATTACTTACTCATTGTGCAATAGATATCGGGGTTAATGACGCGACTACCATGATATGGTTCCAGGTTGCCGGTGGCGACAGTGTTATCCGTATTATTGATTGTTACTCTAACCGTGGTCTTGGTCTTGATCATTATGTGGGAATACTCAGAGGTAAGCCGTATTGGGAACGCATGGGCAAGATATTTGCACCGCATGATATTAAAGTACGTGAATGGGGCGGTGGTGCCGTAACTCGCTATGAAATGGCACGACAAATGGGAGTTACCTTCACCGTCTTAGAGCAATTAGATCTACAAGATGGCATAGAGAACGTCATGAGACATTTTCCTAAATTCTGGATAGATGAAAATAAATGTAAATCACTTATTGATGCGCTTGAAAACTATTACCGTGAATGGGATGAACAGAGGCAGATATATAAATCAAAGCCACTACATAATTGGGCGAGTCACTATGCGGATTCAATTAGATATATGTGCCAAGGGTTACATTTATGTTCGACTACTATCACCTCAGAAGAATACGACAAGAAGAAATTTGAAGCACTTAATGCGGGTAGGGGAATTCTTCCTCCTGCTTTTAATAAACCGCGCCAGAACTATTATCGGTAGATGTACTGTGATAACATCATGGCGATATTGTTCATTTCCTTTAGGGAGGATCTTATGAAGTCATATCTATCAATATCCATTTTAATTCTGGGATTATCATATTCTCATGCAGAGAATAAAGAGATACTCGCCGCACGTGAGAAAAAACTCAGATCAGATTATTACAAAGTGGGAGCCATTGCGGGAATAAGTTCATTTGCCGGGTGCATCCTTGCCAATGGACTGACTCTGTATATGCTCCAAAATAGAGAAGGTCGCTAGGGTGTATATGTAATGTGGTAATTCTATATATACACAGTGTTAAAAGGCCGGCGTAAATAACATGCTCCGGCCTTTTTATTGCGCCTGATTCTCTGATAGAGTACGCTACTCAAAAATATTGTACGTATGAAGCGCAGGAGAATGTGTAATGTTGATTCGTCAAACGGAACAATTACCTAATGCCACAGATTATGGTGGAATTAAGCAGAAGATAGACAACTGCTATACCCTTAACAGTTCTTTATGGATGGCCCACCAAACTGAAGCAACTATAGATTCACGCCTTGAGGCGGGGGATGTGTCTTTATATGGAGATATTGGCGGAAATCCGCAATTTTATAATGGTAGGGCAGTATACTATTTCAATAGAACTCGGCCATTATGCAACATGGTCTCTGGTCGCCAGCGAGATCAGCGTAAGTCTCTTGTGGTTACACCTCTTGAAGGCGGAGATCAACAAACTGCCGATCAAATGACCAAAGTTCTTTTTCATCTGGTTAAAAAAACAAACTTTGAAGACATATTCTCTGAAGCATTTCATCAAGGTGCCTGTATCACCGGTATGAATCTGATACAGATGTACTTAGATTTTAGCGACGACCCTATCTTTGGCGATATCAAATTCAAGAATCTTTCCTATAATCAATTTTTCATAGATCCCTATTTTAGAAATAAAGATCTATCAGATTGTAACTTTATATGGGTACGTAATTACCTTACTCATTCAGCAGCAGCTTCATTAATGCCTGAAAGATACGAAGAGATCATGTCGCTTGCAGGAAATACAACAGGCGTTGGTCGTGATGGCCGCTTTCAGTTTATGCCGCAGAACTATGGAGTATCGAGTAATAACCTGGTTTCATATGATGAATATTATTACCGAGATTATCGTGAACGAAAGATAATGGTCGATAATAATACGGGCCAGTGGCGCGAGATACAAAAAGAAGAGCTCGATTCTGAGATGTTTGAATATTTCATGGCGGCAAATCCGCAAATAGAGATACAAACACAAACAATTGGCACGGTTCGTTTAGCAATCATGATCCAAGATCGTGTCTTTTATGATGGTCCGAACCCCTTTGGCCTTGATGATTTCCCCTTTGTTCCGGTAGTTGGCTATTACAATCCAATGATGCCGTATTATTATAGTCGCCTCCAGGGAATATGCCGCGCATTACGCGATCCACAAATGCTTCTCAATCGCCGCATTATCCTTTCGGCAGATCTTTTAGAATCACAGGCAAATTCAGGATATATCTTTAAGATAGGTTCAGTCATTGATATGAAGCACTTGTTCCAAACAGGACAAGGCAGGATTATACCGCTTAAAGATGAAGCACAAATGAGTGATGTGCAGCAGATTACTCCTCCACAAATACCCGGCTCATTCTTTCAACTTCAAGAAACATTCTCAAAAGAAATGAATATGGTTTCGGGTATCAATGAAGAGCTTATGGGCTCAGCCATTGATGATAAAGCGGGAGTTCTCGCCGCACTTCGTCAAGGTGCAGGACTTGTTACTCTTCGTCCGTTATTCGATAATGCTGACTTCTCTTTGAAAATGGTAGGAGAGAAGGCCATGAAAATGATAACGCTTAATTATGGACCCATGAAGGTTAAGCAGATGCTTGAGGGACAAGAACCAATGCCACAGTTCTATAATAAGGCTTTTGGTAAATATCATTGCATTGTGGAAGAAGGATTCAATACTGATACCCAGAAACAAATGCAGTTTGCGCAGATGCTTCAGCTTCGTGAAATGGGCGTTGCAATACCTGACACTGATATGATTCAATCAGCAACTCTACAAAACAAAGATCAGCTCATGCAATCAATGGCACAACAACAACTGCAAGCACAGCAAACCCAACAAATGCAGGCTCAGTTACAAATGCAACAAGCGCAAGCACAGATCAAGCTTACCCAAGCTCGTGCAATTGCAGACGAGGGATTGGGTCTTGAGCGGGTATCGCGTGTGGATGAAAATAAAGCATTGGCAGTTGAAAGACGGGCGCAAGCAGAAAAAGATGAAGAAGCAGCATTGCTTGATTTTGTACGCGCAATGAAGGAATTACAGGGTATGGATATCGCACATCTACATCAGTTTATGAAGATAGCCGAGGCAATCAAAGGTCAACAACAGTATGAGCAACCATTAGAAAATAATAGCGCTCGAACATCCTCTGTGTTAACGTAGGCCTAATTAAAAGTTCCTAGTGAGTCCGTGACAGATTGTCACGGGGTACACTTGGATAGTTAGATGTATTGTTACATTGAGTTGTAGACAAATTGTCTATGACTTGGTTTCTATCCTATCGAAAGGGCGCAAGCCATGATGAAAAAATATTATGATTCAGCTATGGATAATGGCATGGTAAAGTCAGACTGGTCTAAGCCAGCAGGACTTCCACAAGAAGTTATCAATAAAGATTGGGCTCCTTGTGATTGGGGGCTAAATGATCAATCAGTTCCTATGCTTTTTAAGGGAGTTAATGACCAGATTAATAAAACTGGTTCATCAGCTCGTAAAGAACGATCACATAGAAAGTACTAGGAGTTACCATGGTGAGTGTTTCTTGTATTCGGCCTTCTAGAAAGACCATGAAGATTGCATATAACGTCCTTAAGACGCCAAAGCAATTACAGCAGGCAAGCAAGTCATCTAAGGCTGAAGAAGAAAAACGCATGCAACGATGGTATACCGATTCTAAGTATCGAAATTAATTCTTTGTTATACAGGTGCGATGTCGGTTGCTCCTCGTCCACCTGTATAATGTAATGCCCCAAAACAAACTTCTTGTAGAAGAAAATAATTCATCTTTCTTCTTTTATTACAGTACGTACTTGATTGATTTCAGGTACGTATTTATTTATACTGCAAGAAATCTGATCCCAAGCAATATATCAAGATAAGAAGAGAGTTCTGAATAAAAGAGGGGAAATGAATGACGCTTAAGATGCAAAGTTGGGGAGAGCTTACTGATGAGATATATCATGAGTATGCTACGGTAGAATCTGCCATGGAAGCTGCAATGCGTGGCGCTATACATAAAGCACAACAAAAACCCCAGTTTTATCATAAAGATTTTTATTTACTTCCGATGCTCCGCGTGAACATGGTTGAGCGTGCTCCCGAAGATATGAATCTCTATATAGTGCCGGTGGTTGTGCATGGGCAACGGCTTAAAGCAGCTTGTATCTTTAGGGAAAGCATGCCGACGCCTGTATATGAACAGAGCGTTTTCCTCTATCACCATGAATCAATGTCTTGGGAATTCCTGTGGAATATCCCGGTAAAATCAAAACATCAAGAATATGTGCAAAACTATACCCAGTATATAAATGATCCTATCCATAGACGTCAGGCAGACATGTGTATGATGTTTGAGTCCGGACAGTTATTGGAATGGGTTAAAAAAGAGAATCAAGAAGATCCTAAATTTGATGGATATTATCTAAAATATAATAGTCCACAGACTGAAGCCATAATACAATAAAAGGAGTAGGTATGTTTGATGATACCGAGCAAATAGTAAACAATGAGCCAATAGCACAAGTATCTGCAGCCGAACAAACACAACCCGATGTTATCGATCCCAAACAAGAACAAAAAGAGCGTAATCTTACTAACATGCGTCAAGCACTTGAAAAAGAAAGACTTGAAAGAGAGCGAGCAGAAAACAGATTAAGAAAGTTAGAAGAACAACTTGCCAATTCAGGGTCAATTGAACAAAGCAATGGTCATGCCCCACAAAATGAAGAAGACATTGATATACCCGATGACGACATTGTTGATGGGCGTACATATAAGAAAACTGTTCAAAAGATTCAACGAAAATTCGAAGAAAAATTCTCCCAGTTAGAGTCAGAAAATGCAAAACAAATAGCAATAAACTCGCTTCGTGAAAAATATCCTGATCTTGCAACGGTTTTAACTGATGAAAATATAAAGAATTTCCAAGCGCTTGATCCTGAAGGGTATTACACGATTATGTCGCAGCAGCATCATTATGCGCGTATAAAAACGCTGTATAATAATGTGCTTAATTCAGGGATTATAGATCGGGCACAAGCACCTGCAGCGTATTCGCAAGGAAAGCCTTCACGGCCTGCTGGTCCAAAGCCTGCGGCTGCAGCTCCAGTCAATTCACAGCAACAAAATAGCCCGCTTTCACATGTCGCAGACTTTTCAGGAAGGCGTGTGCTTACTGAACAGATGAAAGACCAAATTAGAAAAAAGATTGATGATGATAAAGAGCTCTTACGCAGATCTGGCATGGGCTGGATATCCTAGAAACGTACTTCTTGTGTACTCCCAGTAATTTTCTTCTTTATTACTGGCCTCTCCTCTTTGACCCCGGGTTTGTTACCCCGGGGTTTTTGTCTTTACTGTAAACCGTAGTATAATTCCCGCGACGTATCTCGCTTCGTCAGCGTATCGGCGTAGAGGTGTTCGCCGAGCCATATCCATACAAGGCGTATAGGTCTCGCCAACCAGGACGTAATGAAGCAACGTCCGGCTTCAAACTGTTGTTACTTATATATTTCGACACTTGAGCGATCGTGTTTTTTTGTACACGGACGTTAAAAGGAGAATTACTATGCTTACTACGAGTGCTATGTTGCCACCAGAGGTGGAACAATCACTGCATGATAGGATGCTGTCGATTAAAACCCCAGATCTTATCCATAATGTGGGCGCAATGCGCACCGTACTTCCTGCACAAGGTGGTACAACCTTACGTTTCTACAGATATCAACGTCTCCCAACATCATTGGTTCCTCTTGATGGTTCAACACCACCAGCAGTGAGCCCAGAGCGTACTGATATTGACGCAACGGTTTCAATCTATGGTCAATACATGGCATTGAATCAAACTATACCAATGCAAAACCAAGATGCCGTGTTATCAAACATGTCAGAACTTCTTGGTCTTTCTATGCGTATGACTGAAGATCAATTGACCCGTGATATGATGGCAGCTACTGCGACTGTGTATTATTGCACTGGCGGTAATAACGGAGATGATCCATCAAACTTATCTCTTTCAGATATCGTTGCCGTAACAACTATGTTACAAGGTAATGATGCCTGGATGATCTTGCGTAATCAACGCGGAGAAGATCGTTTTGGAACAGGGCCATTGCGTGATGCGTATATTGCATTAGCACATACCGATGTTGGTGGGCAATTGGAATCAGTTGCTGGGTTCTTGCCTAAATGGAACTATCCATCACCAAATGACGGAACACTTAATTCAGAGTGGGGTGCTGTAAATAATATTCGCTTTTTAACTTCATCCCAAGGATCAATATCCTATTCAGCATCAGGATTGGGCGCTAACGTCTATAACTGTTTTGTATTTGGTCGTGAAGCGTATGCAATGGTAGAACAAGATAATTTCTCATCACGCATTATCTATCGCCCACCTCAATTCAGTGATCCACTCGCTCAAAATATAACCCTTGCATGGACAATGTCACAGGTCAGCAGGATCTTAAATGATCAGTGGATCGTGAACATGCGTACCACATTAGCACTATAAGGAGGTACTATGTCAGTTGTTTTTACAGGTACATTTAGCGGAAGATTTACTGCTACAGGATCTGCCAAATTTATCTCATTGCCTTCTGGTGTTGATTGGATGACTGTTATCAATGAAACAGTTTCTTATGCAGCGGGAGCAGGAACAGGCGCTCAGTTTCAATGGCAACGTGGTGATGCAGTAGGTCGCGGTACAATATATACCAAGACTGCAGCAACAAATGCGTTGGCTATTGGTCAAATTGCAGCGACTGCTGGATTCTATTTAAAGAATACTTCACTCCAAGAACTTGGCGCGCTTAATAACGGTTCAACAGGCATTACTGCTGTTTCAACCGCAACACCTCCTCGTGTAACAACCGGTTCAACAACAGGTATGAGCACGGGTGATATTGTACGTCTGTATGATATTACTAATGCAGGTCAATTGAATGGGTATGATTTCACGATTACTGTTATCAATGGTACAACCTTTGATTTAACTTACGGCCCAACATTAGCGCTTGCGGGTACAACCGGATCATTCCGCGTCGTACAATTACCATACTGGAATCCTAAAGAACGCGAGATTACAAAAATCTTGAAAACTGGTGGAGCAGTTGGTGGCGGCGGTAACTTGGCTGCAGGATTAACACGTATTACATTTGCAGCGCCACATCTCTATCAGATTGGCCAATCTGTTCGTGTAGTTATCCCATCAACAGTATGGGGTATGGTTGAACTTAATGGAGTTCAAGCAACGATTGTTAACATTGGTCAAAACGATGCGAATAGTACCACAAATACTATCGACATTGATGTTGACTCAACAAGCTTCACAACATTTACTTTCCCAGTAAATGGCGGACCATCATTCAGCCCTGCGCAAACATTGCCAGTGGGTGAAGATACCGCAGAAGCGATACTTCAAGTTAAAAATGTTATTAGTGATGCAACTATTAACACGTCACAACTTGGCATGTTATTAATGGCAGGAACGGGAAGCCCAGCAGGGGTTGTCGGTGACGAAATAACCTGGATTGCGGGTAAATCGTTTAATCAATAATAAATGAATTATAAGGGGATACCTGCGCATGAGAATATCCCCTTATAGAAGGAGAAAGAATATGAATCAAACAGATAAAAGATCGTATAATACGGGTCGTATAGATAATACTTCATACTCAACTGCTGCCAAGAAAAGCAAAGCGGATCTCGTCAAAGAGTTAGAAAAGAAACGAGTTCGGGATGCTGAACTGGTCGTATGCAAGTTTAAAAATGATGAGAATCCTGGAA